ATTATAGTATGCATCATTATTATTCTCTTTCAAGGAAGAAAAAGGATGCCGATGGGTATCAAAAGGACTTTTCCAAAGAGGAAATCCAAGAGGAATTTTCTCTTCCTACATCCGTAACTCTAAACAAATATGGAGAGGATATACAATTTACATTTAAAAGACGAGATTATAAAGATTTCTGTAACTGGATCGAGAAAGAATTAATTGGTTTTCTGAAGAATGCAATTACGCTGCATTCATACAAAAGGGAAAGTGATTGGGGCTAAACAATGACTAACTTTGAAGAGAAATACAACGAACTTAAAGGGAAATACGAGAAGATAAAAGATGAGTTTGAGCTTCTCAAAACCTATGTTGAGAATTATGGGTTCTGTAAAACTCTATACGAAGAACATGATTTAACTCAATCCAAATACAGTTCTCGTGCTAAGAAGATAGTAAACCTATTGTTTGAGAGGATTAGGAAATTTGAGCTTTAAGAACTGGATTCGTATTCTAAACCAACCGCATAAATGTAGAGGCTTCTATCGGGGGAAACATATTGATTATGAATCTGTACTCCGAGATAATCACCGGCATTTAGATTAGAGAGGCTTCCAACCCAATCCCTTTGAAGAGTAGAATCGTTCCCTACGAAGAAAGACCCAGAAGTATCAAAAGCTCCATCCTCGTACGAATCCCCAATACTCATTACTTTAGTTTGAACAGTATAATTTGGACTATTCAAATTCTGATAGGTCACGAAAACCGCTCCCGAAGCATTTGTTGAGCAATCTTCAGGAATAACAATAACCGGCATTTGAGTTTTTGTCCCGGAAAGAACCTTAATCCCACCAACCACCGCACCGGACCCCCAATCAAGGCTCTGAAAATACCTTTCAGAATTCATCTCAAATAAGATCGTTCTAGAAGTAGCGCTTCCGCAAACCCCCGTGGCGCCCTGCGATCCTTGCAAACCAGTCGAACCCTGGGCACCAAGGAAAGTATCCTCTTGAATGGTTAATCTACATCTATCCGCTACAAAGTTCCACACATAGGAAGGAATGTGTAAGTTGGCTGTTTGAGAGCCACGGATCCTAATAACATCCCCAGAGGTTAATGCTTGATGAATTTTAATTGAAGATGTATTAAATTGATAGTTGCCAGTCATACATTGCGGGAATTCTGCTCCATCAATCTTAACGCCATTTTTCTCGACCCAGGCCAACATACCCATTTTAGTGTTACCGACTGTTTCAATCGAATAATCTGCAGAGATCCAAAAATTGCCAGTTTGGTTAACAATTACTGCTCCAGATGATTGAACAGTGAAGTTTGCACCGGAAGCAAAGGCAGAGTCAATAGGAACTGTTAAGGTCGCAATACCAGACGCCACTCCAGAATCAGAGTTATTATATCCAGAGAACTTAATGCCTTCTGAACCAACCCCAGTAGAGCCAGCGATTCCGGTTGCACCAGAAAGACCAGTAGAGCCAGCGATTCCGGTTGCACCAGAAAGACCAGTGTAACCTTGGATTCCTGTCGCCCCAGTCGATCCTGCTCCGCCTTGAATTGATAAACTTCGACTTGTACTCATATCGGTTCCTTAAAAAATTTTCATTGTTCTCTAATCAATATCAGTAATCTCGCGGAACTGTAACTCAAAAGAGATCCATTGAGTTCCAACGGCATTCTTAGTCGCTCTCATTAAATGCTTTGAGTATTGTTTGAAGATATAACTTTTGCCTTAATTTGCTGAAAATAACTCATACTATGTTTCCTTTGTCTAAAAGTTGGTATAAGACATGGCTAAAGTTATAGAATACTCTAACGCACCTAGACTATCAACCAGAATGTTCCTGTGTTTTGTATCTTCAAAGAATCCCATTGGGATAAAACCTGAGTATTGCTATCATTTATCAACTCAAACCCATTTGTTTTAACGGTTGTTGAATTATCAGGATCTATATTTGAGATCGTAAAAATCTTCCCTGTAGTATAATCCGAAACACTCAAAAGATTTATTTGGATCGCTCCAGAGCACATTACCGTATCATTTGTAGGACCAACATCATAATCATTTGTAACCTTAACAATGTTCAGGGCTAAACCTGTAAAGGTAACTGCCGTCTCTTCTAAAGCAAATTTCTTATCAGTACTACCACTATTGGTCCAATAAGGTTTCGAGTCAGTTGTTTTGACCCACATAGTATCTGTAGCGGCTGGATGGGAAGCAACTTTTGAGAGTTGCATGCCAATCGGGTCCAAAAGGCCATCAATTGTCATCTTACCGACTACATGACAATCCCCAGAAACACGAACATCCCCACCAAAAGTAGAAGTGTTCGTGTCTCCGTCATAAGTGAGTTGACTCGAAGTTGTTAACACTCCATTAGAATCAGTTATTAAGATCCTCTTGGCAGTTAGGTCTTCAGGATTATCGAATGCATCTCCCAGAGAGAACGAACATACACCATTTTCTAAGCAAGTAAAACAGTACTGAGAATTGCTTCCGGAAGCGTCTGGTTTAGTTTTTGTGAACTCTCCGGCAACGTCTGACAGCCAATATGTGTCTCCAGCAGTGATATTGGTTGCTTCTGAAGTAACGGCAGTCCATTCTAAAGCTGTCCCGGAAACCACTCCTGAGAAGGTAATCGTTATATTTGAGCCACTCACTTCCGTGACTATACCATCTGCTGTAGCGATATCTGCTGTTGCTGCCGCTTGTTTCCAATTCCCTGAATTATCCACATATGCTGCTTGGAGCAAAGTTAACCCATGACCTGGTTGAGTAAAGACCCTAGAGTTCAGATTCTGACCTATTATCTTCCCTTTAACATCTAAATTGTGATACATGGTCCAAGTTGCTTCATAAACAGTATCTTGAACCCGATCCTCATCAAAGACTTTGGATTCGATATCACGGAAACCAGTGGAAACGTCTGATGTTGTAGTCGTGATATCGAATCCATCTATAAGGTAACCCTCTGACGAAGGGTACCCGAGACCAAGTGAACCATTGTCCGCTTGGATTATTAATTCGCATGCCGGTAAATCAGTATCTCTCAAAACCTCATCTTGAAGATCAATGGCTGGGCTATGAATAAACCATCCACCCCTTTCAGCAACCCCTTTTAATCGATAACGGCCTTTTCCGAAGGTATCTCTCCGATAAGCATGTTCTTGTCCTGTTCTGTACTCCCAATCCTCGGTTAAAGCTGAACCAAATGCTGAAATGCTGGCAGATAATGGAGCTGACTCCCAATTCCTTATCTGGTTCTCAGAATCGATATTAAAACGGCCATAATTTAGATTATCAAGATCCCTCGGGGGAATCGCAATTCCCATAAACTGAGGACCAGCAAAGGTTTCATATCTTCTTGAAGGTTCCCAACCGTATCCTTCTATAGGAAGTAATCCATTTAAGTTAGGTGAAGTAGGATCAGGAATAACACTATAATTTCCATTCCCACACGGATTAGTAACTGGTTTCTTTCCAATGATATCTCGGATAGCAAGTCTTTGACCAACCGAAGCAGAGTCTGGAAGGATCTTCATCTCAGGACCTAAGCATCCAATGCTTGGGGTTTCTAACCCAATTCCACCGTCTGGAGTATCCGCTCCACCTGGGGGAAGGGCAATACCGCCTTCTCCAGGAATAACGAAATCACCGCCGCCGCCTAATCCGGTTGGAATGGGAACGTCATCGGTGGGGGGCAAATATGGTGTGTAAGGGGGATCAGAAGGTTCTTCAGGTACTCTTACTTCCCATCTCCAAAGACCTTCAACAGACCCATTTAACCAATGAGGATGATTAGAGTTTGGATCGTATCTGTGATGAACTAATCTCCATAATCCCCTATCTCCGGGCTCTTCCCAATCAGGTTTCATAAAGTCTTGAGGAGCATCTCTAGTCTGATCCATATAATAATAACCGCCGGTCCATATATGGTCTGAGTTAATTGGTTGCCCATCTAAATTGATCCCACAATTATGCTTATCGCCTCCTGGATGACCTGCATGCTCGTATCCTGATCTGACCCAGGATCCGAAAGCTCCTGTAAAGTCATTGGCTTTAATAGAACCTGATTGACCTTCTCCAACAGCTGTTTTTAAACCGAAAGCACCAATACCGTCTCCAGATTTAGCATAGTCTAAAGTACAAGTGGCCCCACCTTCTTTAGCGAAGTTGACCTTTTTAGGATTAATATCTGGATCATGAAACTCTGAGGTAGGATCAACACCACCAGGCATACGAGAAATCTTCTGAATTACTAAAGATCCTTGTAAACCTGCTGATCTTTCCGAGTCTCTGTTATTTCCTTCTATATCCGCGAAAGTAGTACTGTGTTTGGCTGGGCCTTCTTCTCGATGATGAATTATAAGAGAATTAGCTGATTTATCAAAACCTGGGATCTTTGCACCAACAATTGGGAAGAATATAGGAACCTGTTCTGTTTCCTTAGTTGCTGCTACTATAATACCTGGAGTTCCAGGAAGGAGATCATCTTGGCCGGTAAAGATCATTTTCTTCATTCGGGTGTCTAATGAGAACTCTTCATTACCAGGACTTAGTATCCTTGGATCTGCTTGATGTGTTACATCATCGCTAAAGTATCTGGTTTCATCATTATTAGGATCATTAGGGTCTCTGGATTCTCCTTTAACGACCAAATCAAATATTGGAAGTAAGGCCCGGTCATCAGCTCCGGCAGTCTTTGTTACGGTTACTTGAGGTGCTGGAGCTGGAGCTGTCCCGCCTCCTCCTGGAGTGATTGGGGGAATCTCAACAGAAACTCCGGTACCTTCTTCCATAACGACTGGGAAGATTTGTCCACCATAATATCCTTGAGGTCTCTCTTTATAGTCTCGGAAGGCGGCATCTTTAGCAATTGGACCAACATCCGGGCCGATAACGGGTATATTGAACCAATAAAAGGCACCATTAACATCCCCATACCGTTTGAAGATATCCTTGTTTTGGAGGGTGGTTTGCGGATCTAAATTAGAATACATGGACTTTTCATTCCTGGTTGCCATATATGTCGTATTGATCATACACGGATGCCAGGGATGGGTTATCTTTCCATTATTAATATCGAAAGCAGCAAGCAAGGGGGAATCTGCGGTATCCATAGCATGCTCTCTACCAACTATAAAACCCCAATTATGTTTACTGTGTGATTCTAACATATTATTTCTTTCTCCCGGTTTCTTCTGAGCCCCATTTCGATCCAGCATAATCTCTAGGCAGTCTGTATATGATGTTTCTTAGGGTTTGTGGGATCAACTCACTTAACTGTTTAATTGCTCGTTTATCCCGTGCATTAAATGTCATTGAAGTTCCACCCTTTTTTCTAATCATATATTTGACAGACCTTATAAGTGGATCTATTTTCGGAAGGTTATAAATCCCAGAATAAGTCTGAGATCCGACTAAGTCATTTCTCATCATCGAAAATGCAAGGTTTGCCGATTTAGAAAGTATTGTACTAACCTCTAATTCATTAAGGGCAGTCACTGGATATTTGAGATCAACCATTGGGAAGTGTCCGGCCTTTGATGAATCGACCACGCTCATGTCCCGATTAAATTGATACCTTGCTTCCACCAGATCACTGTAAAGCATTTCGACCGGAACCAGCCCCTTATACCCAGGTTCGTATTCTTCAACCCCAATCTCGGCCGATGAGAGATAATACTTCTGATCCCGTTGCATGTTGTTCAGTAATTCAATCGTTAATGGTATCCCAATAGTAAAGTCCTCGGCAATCCTACTCGTTAATGCTGTTAACCCAGTCGTTAGAGCACATTCATACGGGATACAATGAAGTCCGCTTAGGTTTTCAACCTGTCCGGGGTAAATCTTTCTGGCAGCACCAAATCCAGTAGCTTCCGTCGATATTTCAGTAATTTGAAGAATACCAAGCGACTGATTAACAACATTAACCTGATACGGTGCCGGTAAATTAATATTAAAGTCAAAGTTAGCCTTTCCGTCCACCTGCTCCATATCCCAACCTTCTAAATGGGATATCTCCCGCATACCCAATTCGGTTGAGTTATAGAAAATGCGGCAATAATCCATATAAACGTCAGAAGGTTGTAATTGACCTAAGGAAGGATCTAATTTAGAAGCCATAACGGTTTCAAAACTTTTAATCTCTTTAAGGTCGTTTGGATTAATTCTCCAGGTCTTTCTCCAATGTTTTCTAATAGACTGTGCCCTAGCGTTTGCCTTAGCCGGAGTTAATTGAATACCCCTATTATCCTGAAAGTACGTTTCGTTATCCTTATACTTTCCATCGGCCACTTCAAACATATATTTCTTAACGGCCTCTTCTAAAAGGTTACAGAGATATAACCTTCTAACGGCTTCCCCAGAAGTAAGGTTGGAGTTTGTAGCGAATAAGGACTCCATTAATCTTCCTAGAGTTCCAAAACCCCAATTATCCAGGGCGGCGCTGATTGGATGATACTCCCCGGCTCTTACGATGTATGTGTCCCCTTGGGCAACACCACCGAGCTTACCAGTTTTACGCCAGGTTTCATCATGAGGACAAAGTATAACATTCTCTAACGTCCTAGTAAGGCCATAATCATTCGTAGTTTCCGGAGTGGTGCTGGTTGGGTCATCCCATTCAGACTTAAACATAAACATGCATTCGAACTTCCTCTTGCATGTAGAGACTATGGTGTTTGGTCTTATATTAGCATTATCCCTGGACTCAATGAAGTTACCAAGGATTCTATTAGAGTAAGTCTGAATTACAGCCGGCACACTGAAGACTGGATTCCTGGTTGCTTCATCCTGGTTTCTAAAGTGGAAGTCTCCATTACCATCAGTGTAGATCTCAAACCTACCCAGGTCGCACATTTCTGAAATAATAAGGTCAATTCTCTTTTGCTCGTAGATCTTATTAAGAAGTGGGAAATTATTGTCTAATTGACCTACGCTGGCGTCTAAAATGATCTTTGGATCCCACGAATCATTCGACACTGAACTACCTTCCGAAGAAGGAGCCCCAATATGCGGACTTTCATACTTGTCCATTAAAAATTCGGATCGCCAATAGTTTATATCAACGCCATTCTTTATATTGCTGGCATAGGAATCGGTCCATCGATTTAAGAGGTGAAATGCTAACTGAAACGGGGACCAGGGCTCCCCAGTAACCGTATTAATAGTCTCTTCAAGGTAACGGTTCTCATTAAATTGGCTTCCGATGTTCCTTAAAAAAGAAGCTGACCCACCAAATCCATATTGTTGGTATTCCCCGGACTCTCCGCCAATAGGGACTCTAATGACGTTATTAATCTGTCTCAACATATTAATTTGGGCTGAGAACATGGTTTTACCCAGTAACCATCTACCATCTGCGATCTTAAACTTAATATAGAATTCCTGATAGGGTTCGTATTGAAGAACCAGGACCGGAATATTAATATCCGTATATCCAGTGTCTAAAGCCTTTCCGACCTGCTCAACTCGGGTCCCTTTAATAGTAAGTTTATGGAATAAACCCCAATTGAATCCTAATGGGTCCATTTCCCCTAGAGGCTGTCCTTCCCCTAAGTCTACAGAACCGGTAAGTGCCGCTGCTAATACAGCATTGTTTCTATGCACCAAAATCGATCCAATAAATGGAGCAGTTCCTGCTTGAAGTTCCCAGAAAAAGTCCTGGGCCATGATTGGCACGTCATCGACATAAAGGTTCGTCTGAGCTCTCATTGGTTACCCCATTATAGTATAATTTCGGATTACTTCTAAGACATATGTTTTCTTTGCTTTATTACCTTCAACCCCAGCGGTTGTGACACCTAGTCTTTCCCGATATGATTCCCGATCGAGATAATAAATGCCCGGGTCCAACCTTTCGGGCGAGATACAACGTTGCCCAATCCTCTCTAAAGTTGCCTTTGTCTGTAAAGTCTTAAGCAAACCAACAGAAGATTTAGTGACGCCGCCGGCTGTAAAGTCAGTAGTGTTTTGATCTACAATGCTCATCATGTTCTCGGACTCAATGCTAATATAAGGATACCCATCCGTAATAATATCAACGGACAGTGAAACATTAAGTTTGTTCTGAGTGGTGTCAATGCTATAGTTGTCTTTCTTAATAAAAACCGACCCGGCAGCAACGGTCTTATTAAGGTGGTCTACTAAGAAGGGTCTTATATGAGTCTCGTACTGATGCTGCAGTTTAGTATAATTGTAAGATACGTCTAAGAAGACCGTATACTTGACGTCTGCCGACAGATAAGTCTTAATATCGTATGAATCCACAGTCTGGATCTCTGGATACTCAATTGGAGCAAGACCACCCGCTGTTGCCGTTCCCGTAGTAATAACCCCACCGGCCCCGTCTGGAGTCGGGATCATTGAATCGGGAGCACCAACTTTAAAGAATGTCCCCTTTTCTGGATTAGCCGTATATTCTGTAATAACACAATTTACACCAGTCCGTAATGAATCATAAACGTCCCCAACCTTATCGGGAATACTTTGATAAACTAATTCAACTGATCCCTGGGCCCTATCTTTAGAGTAGTCAATCTCGGTAACATTGAGAGAGGTTTTCTTCCAGGTTTCTATATCCTCTGTTGGCTCAAACGCCGCTAATAGCTGAAATGCATATGCTTCAATATCATTCATGGCATGATCATAAGCGTCTGTCCCATTACCGGAAGTATATTCGGCTGATACATTCAAAGACGGGAACCCATTTATATTTCTCTGAATATTAATGGTACCATCCCGCCTATACGCGAACCCTGAGGTTCCACCGGAAGTTACTAAAGGAGCAGACTTCCAAACAATAATTGTTATTGGGACTGAGATTAGATTACCGACATCAAAGTCGAATCCAGTTTTCTCAAATTGGAAGCGGCTTCTCTGAAGATAAACCTGGTTTGGGGAGAATTCAAAAGTCTTTACCGAACCACCAATATCAAACTCTATTTCAATAGTATCGACATCGTAAATCAATGTTAGTAATTGCATTGCTTCATAGTCGTCCTTTGTGAGGAGGGCATCGCACTTAATCGTAACGTCTTTGACCCCGTCGTTGATAGATGGTTTTTTATGCAGCTTAAAAGAGTTGTTTCCGTATCTTAGTCTCATTATGGTAACCTTCTGCTGTCGGTTCTTTGAAACCAATCATAAGTGTTGTTATCTGGTACCTCGGCATCATCTGCCATTTCATTGACCCTAATGACTGTGTTAACCTGTGCTCTTACTTGCAACGCAATCAACTTAGCCGCATTTCCTAATTGTCGGTCATCTACTGTTGTCCCAGTCCGATGATACGTCTCAACATATTGTTCGAGTCTTTTTTGAATAGCCTTTTCAGTGTTAATATCATCATCGTAAGCAGCATCAATTAAGGCACCTGCAATTGCACCAACTGCGGTACCAATTCCAGCCCCAATAATAGCACCAATACCTCCAAATCCAGCCCCTATTCCAGCACCAACCTTAGCCCCGGCTGCCATACCGACTCCAACGGTTACTGCAGTGAGCGCTGCTTTCTGATAATTGACCATTCTCTCTGTTGGGGCGGATGCGGCATTACTAGCACCAAAAACGGCTCTTGCTAGGCCCATTCCTGCTGCATCTTCGGCAGGAGCCAATGATCCTGCTATGGTTGGCATTAATTTTTCAACCATAAAACTCATTTCTCCCAATCGGGATGCCTCCTCGCACTTCATTGCCAAAGCAGCAAAGTTAGACTGAAGATCCTTCTGAATGGTGTCACTTGTAAAGTAATCCATCTCCTGGTAAGGATTATTTGGATCGGAGCGGTCGACTTCTTTTACCTTTTTAGCCATTTAATCTCCCTCATTTCCGGTTTCTATTTCAACTTCTCCTCTATTTTCTTGAAGGCGGGCATTTCCATGCCTTTGTCTGATCTGATACCTGGTTGCGTTATCTGGCCTGACATACTCTACATCCACATCGTCTATAAAATCGTTAGTATCAATTTCAACCCCAGCCTGTTTGACAGCCATCCCCGCAGACAGTCTTACAACTGTTCTAAGATCCTCTTCGGACATTGTGCCGCCCCGTTCCCAGGTTCGGGACACGAATTGGTCCATACTTTGGGAGATCTTAGACTCGATCTTAATATCCTTATCTGCCCTAGCAGAAACAACCGCCTGGTAAATCTGGTTCGCCGCTGCTGCAACTGAAGCACTGATGATTGCGCTATAAGGACCAAACTTACTGCCCAATTTGAAAGCAGCATAAGCTCCACCTGTTTCAAGCGCAACTCCTGCGGCAGCTTTATGAAGTTCTAAAGCTCTTTCAGCAGGATTAGTCCCAGATGTCCACCCAATACCCAGCGCATTAGGACCTGCACCCATTACGGACGAAGATCCGCCCCTCATAAGACCGGTGATTCCTGACTCGATAATACTTGCCCGAGACGCCAACGAAATCTGGTTGACCAAACTGGTAGACTGCTCAAGCTTCTGATTCAGATCCGACTTTATATCGGCCTCGGATCTAAAAGTCGGGAATGTCTGGTCCTTCTTTGCCATTAATCAAGACCCCCATAAACTTCTTGATAAAGTTCTTCGTAACTTTTGGACCCTAGGTCTTCCTCCTCAATATGTTCGTTAATCCTTACTCTTTGGGACCATTCAAACCTAGCATATCGTGCTGTGGCCCTAATAAGTGCTTTAAGATCTTCCCGTGCCGATTGACCCGCACCTTCAGTGATTGAAAATCCCTCATGATGCATGGTTTTTAGAATCTTAGTAACTTCTCTCTCAGTGGTCTGCTCGATTGTAATTTCTTCTTCCTTAATATATCGGATAATATTACTGGATAACTCACCGACAGCTTCCCCAACCGCAGATCCGATCATCATTCCGATCGGACCGCCGGCCATTGTCCCAATAACTGCACCCGCAACGGATCCACCCGCAACCGCACCGGCTCCCATAAAGGCGGCTTCTCTGCCCGCCGGGGTTGAACCAGATGGGGCATGTCCGGCAGCATTATACAAGGAGGGAACCGCCATATTTCCTGCTTTAGTCAGCGAACGCCCAAGAGTCCCGATTCCCGTTACCGCGAATCCAGTTTGCTTAGCCTTAACTTCTCTAAGAGCTTCGAGTTTTTCTTTAAAGAAGTAATCTAACTTCTTATAAGTTTCCCGTTTATCGACCATCGCGCCCATTTCGACTTCATATAACGCTTCGGCTTTCGCGTCAAATTCTGCCTTGGATACTGGATGAACTTGCCCCTTATAAGTTTTTCTTTCTTCCTTCTTAGAAGGAACTTTTGAAGAGTTAGTGGACTTCCAGCCACCTTTTTTATGTTCTACTTTTCTCTCTCTCTTTCTCGGAGGTTTCTTATCAAAACCGCCTTTGGTCTCCCCCCTGGGTGGGGTCCACGCCGCTTGCCGTTTAGCACTCCGACCTTCTTGGGATTTCTCCCAACCTCTTCGGACACCAGGAACTCTCTCCTCCCTTTTCCTTTCTCTCGCTACCTGTGCCCGACCCTTGCCGCCTCTTGCTATCTCTACCTGGCGTCTTCTTAAAGCTGCTGTATCAAGCGAACCAGGAGCATTCCTCTCTCCCCTCGCCCTGAGAAGCTCTAATCTCCTCTTATCAAGATCAACTTTTTTCCTCTTTCTTTTATTAGCCATCATTCCTTCTTTGAATAGAATCCCTAATGAACTCTACCTCATCGGATGCCAATTCTTCCTGGACTAAATCATATAACCTCATTCTCGGTTGAGCTCTCTCCTTTCCCTCTTCTAAAGCCGGGGCTAATCCTGGAACTGCCTCCACATTCCCTAACCTTTGACGCCAGAGGTTGGGACCCGAAGATCACTATCTCTCCAGTCTTTTGCCTGCTGCTTCTTATCCCATTTCTTCTTTTGTCGTTTGCTAGCCATTATTCTTCTTCTAAGTTATCGTAGTCCAATAAAGCCAATTCCTCCTGGACTATGTCCCTCACATCCATTGGTCCCTGTGCCCTCCGTTTTGATTCCTTTATGGTATCCTGGAGACCCGGAACCGCCTCAGCGTTAGCGAATGATGTGGCGAGCCCAATACTGACATTACCCGCTTCTTTAGTATACCCTGCTTCTAATTCGCTCTCTTCGGAAACTAGCTTAGCAACCGTGGTTCCAATCTCGGCGACCGCGTTGGCAACTATCTGAGCTGTATAAAGAGCCTTACCCGACATTCCTCCTTTTCCACGCATTTTACTAATTCCATGCATTGCACCAGGAACGGCCGCTGCACCAAGCCCCAAAGTAGCCTGCCATTTTAAGGCACGTTTTTGCCAGGGTGGCATTAATTCGGTCGCTACACTGGCCGCCACCTTGCTGCCAAATTGTGCGAACTTTGTAAGGGCCGAATTGATTTGAGAGGCAAATGCAACCCCCTCTTGTCCTTCTTTAATATTCTTTGATGATGCAGTTTCGGTTTTAGTAACATCCCCCAGAATCTTAGTCATCTCATTAACGACGTCGTCAGTGACACCCATCAAATTGGCGATATCCCCAGTAATCTTCGCCTCAATTGTTTCTACCCTCTTCTCAGTGCTAGTAACGAAACCTAATACCCTATCTTGAAGAGACTCGGGAAAAATATCTGCCTTCTCCAAATCGGTAATGGTTCCTTTATTGACGTAATTTGAAAGATTTTTTTCAACATCACCCATCGGACCTTCAACTTCATTATATGCGTCGTCCTCAATCTGAACGACCGAAGCTTGTGCTAGGAGTAAGGTTTCTCGCATGACATCAATGAGCTGCTCATGCATTGCCTTGATTCTCTTATTAAAAGAATCCTCTGCTGACCTTCTGAGATCGGCCAGGGATATGTTTTTAGCAGGATCTGCCATTTATTCCTTTGCTTCTTCTGGTTTTGGGGTACCTGTTACTTCTTGAAGAGTCTCTGATCTCTTGATCTGCTCGGCGAACAGCCCATTATCATATGGTCTAAGAAGTTCGCCCCCATAATGGGGGTTTCCGCAGGCAATGGCAAGACTAGCCCGGTCTTCAGTTTGTTTTTGTATCAATGCTTCTATAACAATTTGTCTGATGCCGTCCCGCATTGCTGTCCAATCGTTGAAAGAGAAAGGCGGTTTAAGATATGCGAATAACCAAACATCCATATACGCCTTTTTCTCTTCTTCGGTAAAGGAGCTGACACAATCTTTTAAAGCTTGCTCCGCTTTTTCATCCGCTTCGCACATAGCACGAAGTTTCGGATCTTTAATATCCTTTATTTCCATCTTTTTATGTTGCTCCTCCACTAAATTCGATCATCGGACCCTGAGATCCCTGATATAAACACTCAAATACAACTGGAATTAAGACAATCTCGGAGAGATTAAAGTTGATCCTACCATCCGGGAGAGGCACACATAATGCAGCATTAAATGAAAAGCCACCGTTCCTTAGAGGCTGATAACTTAATGTTGCTGCTGTCTCAGAGCCTAATGATTCGCCTGCGTCCACACCAACGGCAGCTTCGTTTCCGAAAAACAGTCTCAGATTAGCAAGGGTCCCGGTCTTTAATGTCGCGCTTATAAAAACTCTTTGACCAATAAAATACATGTCATGGACATAATCGCCCGTCTCTTCATACTGGACCAGTAATTTCCCATATTCATTGTGGATCTCAACCCCACCATGAGTTTTTCCAAGCTCTTTCCCGGCAAACGTTAGTATACCAGGATTAGGAAAACTTTGAGTCAAAGTTGCCATATAGTGTCACTCCTTACGTTATATTCAATGTTGGAGAAACCCAAGTAACTGACCCACCGGTGGTTGTTGACGGCAGATATTTCTGTTGGGTTCTCCAAAGGGTTTGCTGAAGATTACTAACATCGGCATCTGTAGCAGTAGTTGCTAAAGTTCCACCATCTTCAATCTTCCAAGATGTACTGGCATTAACTTTATGCTTCCCGGGAGTACCAACATACCAAAGGTTATTGAATTGGGTCATTGGGGCGAATAAAGTCTCATCAAGATAGAAATTAGCAGCCGAAGCGATCACAACCGTTTTAGTATTAGTCCCAACACCGATTTGCAATGTTCTGGTTCCGTGCGTCCACTTGATATCAAAATAATTGCTTCCGGATGCTTCCGTGAAATTGACTGGATAAAGGTTTTCGTCCAGGTCTAATTCTAATTCACTCCAGGTTGTTCCATCATTACTATACCGAATACTTCCGTAATATGGCTGATAAGTCGTTAATGTGTTAGTAATAGCTTGTTTGAATTCCCAAGACGCTAAGGCGTCAAATTTCATGCTATAAGAAGTAGTCACGTTCGGATTTAATCTGTAAACATACGTCGAATCAAGAGAAACGGAGGTAATCAACCCACTTGCTAAAGTCCAATTGGTGATACTAGTCGGTGTTGCGGCGGTCCCGGCAAAACTATCAAATCCAGGATTAGAAAGGATTCCGGGTAGTTCTCCTGCTTGGCTTGTTAAAGTTAAACTCAGCCCAAGACCCCCAGATACCGATAAACTATCATATCCAGCAGCAGGTAAGGTAAGTTTAATTCTCTCTTGACCTTGGGTAGTTTGGTTAGTATAGGCATCAGAGGTGCATTCTGCGGTTACAACACCATCATCAGCATTAGACGTGCAGAAGCAGTTCTCAATATCATATCCGCCATGATCAACGGTCAGTCTTTTAATAGATCCGCCATTAACATTGTTCCCAACAGCTGCTGAGAAGGCTCCGAACGTAATTTCTCTCGATCTTACTAATAGACTGTTATCGTCCATGTATTTCCAGAGACTATCAGCAGGATCTACAAAGATATTCCCAAGAATTGAAGAATTAGGGGCGGTTGCTGCAATATCTGCAGATCCTGCTAAGTCTTGAAGACCTCCTCTATTAGATGCGCTAATGCTACCTGTAAAGGCTAATAAAGACGATCTAGCAGCTATTAAATTGGTAGCAACTGTGCTCCAATAATCTCCACCATTGGCATCATTTATATTAGTTTGACTGGCCAGAAAATTACCAGTAATCTTATTAGCGTAATTTCTCGCTTCTGCATACGGCTTGACAATTAAATTGAAGTTTGAAGTGGCATCTGCCCAAGAAACGGTGGTCATAATATATTCTCCTTAAATTACGAAATGTTTGCTACGTCGATGAAAAGTTTAACTCTAAGACGCTTGCCAAACACTGTCTGGCCTCCAGCAGTCGGTAAAGTGTAAATGCTATTTCCAGAGTCGATTATACTCTGAACAGTGATACCATCGTCCCTGGTCAGGTACTGGAATTGGTATCTGACCTCGGCCTCTAATTCTAAAATACCACATGAGGCCGAAGTTAGATTAGATGAACGTCTTCCCAAAACCCCGGACTGACCTAATTGGGATTGTGTCTGAGCAATTAATTCTATTTCAACCTCACACTCTCTAAACTCTTGGTTATGGAGATCAGTCTTCTCTCTAACATCTCTAATGACAGCCGCCGCAGGTTTTAAGAGATTCAAGAACTGATTAGTCGGATAAGCAGTCACTAAGACCTTTCTGAACACTTCATTTCCTCCAGTCCAGGTCATATTCTGAAGCTTATTCCGCAATGCGATCAGAATAGATCTATAAGAAGTAGTCTGTAAGTCACTCTGAGTTCCTTGGTCCCAGTTAATGACCGCTCCAGTGTCATACAAAGGGTAACAGATCCATTCTACTGGAAGAAATGCTCTACTATCAGCAGCATTAGGCATCTCTCCTGACCATCTTCCCATCGCAGAAGGACATTCAAAAGAAACTCCATTGGAATCCTCAGGAGTGAACTTAAGACTGTGCATCTCACAAGGGGATCCGATATTACCGTTGCCTAAGACCAACTGTTGCCCTACTTGACCACCTATAAAGGCAGCAACCATAGCATTTTGATCGAAATCGTATAGATTTGCTTTGACGTATGCTTTGACTCCGGATCTCCAACAGAAAGTCGGGCCGGTCTCATCAAAGGTTGCCTCATTGAACATCTCATCTATCTCGACGGTCACCTCAGATGTTCTCCCCATCTCTAATTGATAATACTCCAATTTTCCTTTATTGAATAACGTCTTCTTAATTGTCATCTGTTCTCCTTGTCTGATTATAGCCGGCCGAATTATAGAATATTAACAGAAAAGGAGGACAGTGGCTGAGGAACCCAAAATGGCTAAAGGGTTTGAAACCACTGACCTCCCTCTCAGACTGAGATGATCTATTAAATTTCTTCTAAACCGTCTAAAGAAGGTATTGTTTCATCAATCTCTTCCTCTTCTCCTTCTTCAAAGACTAAATCAGGGTTAGCGGTTCCTAATGCTTCTTCTAACTCAGACTGAGCTTCTAATTCTTCTAATTCATCCAATTCATCTATATCATCATCGGCATTTAGGTCTTCAAAAGGAATTATGTTACCTTTACCATCTTCAAACCGTAATGGCCAAATCTTTCTCGCATAATGTCCAGCTCTCTGCCAAGGAACCGCATCCTCTCCTTTAGTCCATTTCTGAACCCTGACAAATGCTCCAAGTGTGGTGCCTTGTGGTCCCATTTGATCGAAAGGATTGAAGACCTGTTTCATTGATCCGGTTTCTTCCGAAGAAACTGCGTCGATATAGGTTTTATCCAGGTATTTTCTGATCCTTTCAGCCTGATTATCAGTGAACCTAACATAAGTCGCAGTTGGGGTCCCTGGATCATTAGGATGGTTCTTAGAAGTCTTGCTGACAGGGATTAACAGGAACATCTTCCTTGGATCCTTCTGGACCGGTTGGAGGATTCTGTTGGCATTAATGGTTATGTCATTTACAGGACAGTTTTTAGTGAGTTTAATCCGGTAAATGTGAGTGTCCAGAGGACTGCCTTTTTTCTTCTTCTCAACAACTTTCTTTTTTGCTACTTTCTTCTTCTTAGCTGCGGCCATGATTGTTCTCCTGTATTCCAAAGTTTAAGATAGTTTTTAAGTCAATCTTGGAAGCAGACCGTTTCAATCAGAACAGTCTGCTGCGGATAACGATCCGCGGGGGAGAGAGGTAAAAAGGATAAGAGAAACCCCTCTCCCCCATCGACTAAGACGTATCTTAGTTGTTGATTTTAATCCCAACAAATGGGAGATAAGCTCCAATACCGTATTGACGGTAGATGGTCTTTCCTCCGGCATAGTGGAGACGGCCGAAGCTATCACCAGATGGATTATAAGAAAGAACCTCTGGTTGATCATACTCGACTAATACGAGCAGTTTTTGCTGAGGCAGGTTCTTAACGATAATATACCAGTCATTCCCACTTAAGAGATGGTTCTCATGCAGCGTAATGGTAGCACCGTAAGCTTTTTGGAAAGCTAAGATAGTATTACCAGTTGATTGAGTTCCAGCTCCACCTTGCGCGACCATTTCAACATTAAAGGCTTCCGTCATAGCTTGAAGTAAGCTAGTTGGGAACATAATGGTATAATGGCGACCCGCATGGCGAGGAAGCAAACGAAGATTGACCTTACGGTGACGATACGTGCTCATTCTCTGAATGGCTCCGAAGAAGTCATTCCGAATCTGAGCAGCAGTCGGTCCAGATCCATTATAGATGTTACCATTAGCAACACCAAAACGAGTACTGGCATTAAAGGTCGAAAGGTTATCATAGGCGGTATTGTCAAAGTCGTCCGGCATAAGAACCGGGGCGACCGTGGCGCCAGTGATAAGAGAAGTCATTTGGAAGTAGACATGGTCGGACGCTGTTTTAGCAGCTTCCATAGCTTTTGCCTCATAAAGAGACTGGGCTCCCATCGATCCAAGATACTTCAGTTCTTCCCAAGCGATAGGAATGTCAACGCCATAATTCTTGACGTTAATATCCATATACTGAGCATCAACATCGGATTCCATAACACGTTCGAGAGGCTTTTTAAAGCCCATCATGTTAGGAATCTCTGAGAACGGTACTCTCGTTACTTGCCCTTGGAAGGGATAACGGAAGCACAGGTCATCGATGATGGCTGCGTTTTCTTCTTGATATGTGGTGAAAGCTTGATCAATCACCGCACCTGCTTTGGACAGGTCTAATAGTGCAGAAAAGTCTGACGACATGATTAATATTCCTTATAAATGGGTGCTGGTCTTAGCTTAAGACTCCGTTAAAAGCACCTGATAAAAGAACGGTGTAATCTGCGTCGGTTCCTTCTACGGGACGCGCTATTACCTTACCAATAACGACGCCAGATCCTGGGTCGGTGGTGGTCATATCTGCTGGGTTGTCGGTCTCACAATAGACATTGTCTAAGAGGTCTGGTGTGGTTCCGGCAAGGTCGATTCCTTTGTAAAGAAAATCTCCGCATGCCATCTGAACTTGTTTCGCACCGGCGGCTCCTGCTTCATTGGCGACTTGCTTCATTGCAACGCCACTGAAAGTTTCGTCTCCGGCACCTCGGGGTAGTACGTTGCCCGCAGCGTTTATACTGACGAGCGATAGTTTCCAAATCGTATCTGCAGCGATAATACCTTGATAAACGGCGGTTTTAACGTCGTAATCGGGCACGTATCCGTATGGGACATAATCTGCGGTTAATGCAGCCATGTTAGTCCTCCTCTACTAAATTACTTCTCTTTAACTGTTCATGATTCTTCATATAAAGATGCATGAAGTTTTCCTTAGACCCAAACTGAGCCATAAGCTTTTTGCTATCTGCGGTCCAACATTTATCTGCTTTTGTCGCAGCATCGTGACCATAGTCTTTAGAATACAGATGCTGAGTAGCATCCCTCATCTCTGTTCCAGTCTTGCTTAGCATCTCTTGCTCGTCCGCTCTTACAAACGCATCCTTTGTAGGATAGGGAGTAATGTGCTGGTAAAGACTGTCCGTATATCTTTCCGCAGCGTCAATACCATGATTCTTAGCATAGAAGTGATAGTCCTTCTTTAAATCAGATAAGACGTTCGGGAAATCTTTATTTGCTTTCTTATATTTGATAATCTGAGCTTCAATCTTAGTAGAGATCTCTTTCTCAAATTCTACTTCTTCTTTAAGAACCTTTGCATACGCCTCGGCCTTTTCTTTGGCTGCGGCTTCTACATCTAATTCCACTGGAGCATCCTGTCCTTCAGTGACTTCAAGTAGGGCCGACTCAGTCGGAGCTATTATGACAGGATGAGCCTCTTTCTCATAAGTCTTTAATGCGTCTACTGGAGGTCCGGCTTGAGGATTGTCAACTACTCCGCCCATATCACAGGCCATTTCCTCAGCATCAACACTATCATGCACTTCTTTGTCGGTTCTGACTAACTTCTCTACAATGGCTTTTAAAGAAGAGATTTGTTCTGTTAAAGAAGCAATACTGGTAGCGTCGGCGGCCATCTTTTGAGCTGTCTCTTCTTCTTTCTCTTCCTTACTCATTTCTTTAACCTCTTCATCAGCAACGTCTTCTTTCTCTGCCATTTCAACGGATTCACCTTCTACGGCTACTTCATCCTCTTCGGCAGTATATTCTTGATCTGTCTTAACTTCCTCATCAGAGGATACAGTTGGTTCTTCAGTTTCAATTACTTCTTCTTGGACGGGTTCCTCAGAAACTACTTCCTCAGTTACTTCGGCACTCTCTTCTATATTTTCATTGTCTGTCATTTTCTTCTCCGTTGATGGCCATTTAGAATAAATGTGGATTGAATCCCGAGACGCGCCGTCTCGCTTAACCTGATAAGTTGAGAGTTCCTCTTTTACCTGATCTGGTTGGGGACCATTTAGATCTGGATATGAGAAGTATGGCTCATCCGCGTTTAAGAAAGCCATGTGTTCAACATACCATTTACCAGTCCGGGCATTGATATTAATCTTCATTGATCTGTCAGCTAACTTGTTATCGGCTATTAACTGATAAACTTCAGGGCCAACATACGCATCAAATGTTAATGTGAGATCATTCTTTGGATCCCCGCTAAGAAGGTAATCAGCATTGACAAGTTTAGGATTTCTTAGAAAACCGATCCTGGTTCCTTCATGGGTCTGGAAGCAAGGAGCGTACTTTCGGATCCGCTCAGCCGCCATTGAAGAGTCGTAAAGATCCATCATGATCTCTTTAGTCAGACTAAAGTCGCCTCTTTCAGGATCAGGAGGATGTATGGAAGTGCATTCCATGGTCTTTAAAATGTAGCATCCCGATAATGGATCGAAAGCAGTCTCATACTCTTTAAAAGGACCTCTGGCATATTCTTGAGGGACGAGATTCTCCTCAGAGTTAATCCTGGCTAACATTGCCGGTCTAGACCAATTCCCTTCTCGGTTCATAATGCTGACCAACCTACGCTGCATCTTTTTCCCATTACGGATTTGATTAATCTGCTCTGAGTTCATTATTGTTCCTTTGAAGGGGCTTCAGTGTCCTGAGCTTTAGAAGCTTCTTTATCAGTCTGATCCGATTCAGTGTCTAAGACCTTTGTATCAATTCCTGTTAGATCCGTCTCATTTCCTTGGATCTTATCAATTTCGCTCACACTCTTGACGGTATCCTTCATCCCTGCACCTCGGACTGGTGAGAAGAATAATTCGTCGATATTGTCTTTAGTGATCTCTGGTTTAGTATATCCAATCCTCTCATAAACTTCCTTCTGATAAAGGGCGCCGCCCATATCCTCGGTTATCAGTTTTGCCGCCGCAATCTCTTCATCCAGTTCTCTATCAAGAAAACGATTAGTCTTATAATGGATAGGACATCTAGGAGTCCACAATCCCATCTCTTCCCAATTGACCTTATTAAGTTCCCACAGTTTTTGAAACATTTGTTTGTTAATGACATCATCAAGACTGGTTCTGAGACTTATAACATTACGGTCGCCGGCTCTTAATTGAGTGGATGCTTGGGCTCTGTTACCGCCTGAGCCTGACTGTTGGTGGATGTCCATACCAACAATACCCATCCATAACTTAGATCGGATCCTTTTCAATTCAGACTGTAAGATCTCAAACATACCTGGTTCTGGCCATATGAAGTCTACATCATCAGCACTATCAATCACCACTGTGTAGTTTGTTCTCTGGAGATGAGCTAACACGTCATATAACTCATTCTTTCTTTGTTCTGGAGTAGTACTGTTCGGTTCGGCATCTTGCCCGAATCCTAATGAAGAGTCGATCTTGCCGACTTTGATGCCGGTTCCGTAGAGATCGAAAGAGTTGTCGTAAATGTCTGTTAATTGAGATCCTCTATACACTTCTGGCCATATCTTGGCTACTAATCCTTCTCCGTAGGCATTTGACCGGAAGGTTTTGTTGAATTCCCAGATGATGTACTTGTTGGGGTCTTTGGCTTCCCAGTTGAGAGTGACCGGGTCCTGAAAAATCCAATAATAGATTCTATTATTAGATGAATCGTCTTTCTTATCATCTTTCTTGATGTGTTCAATTAACATCCCTCTCTTATCCCGGTCTTGTAAAGAACTGATTAACCACCATGATCTTTCCTGATCATCATCTATTAAGGCATGGTCATGGCGTACTTCTGATACGATCCTTGCTGCATGAGTCCCTCTGAAGATAGCATAACATAACAATTGCTTAGCTTCGTGCCAGGCATCGATATTATCCAGGAATGCTTCAAAGTAAGGAATTAGCTCATCATACTTTCTATTCTTAGTCGTAAAGGTCTGTCCATTACCTGCTACCGTCATTCTCAGATAGTCCATTGCTGAGGAAGCATCTGTAAACAGTTCAATACGATCATATATCTCATTATCAAACTTTAGAGCCGTGTCTGGGTCTCTGACGACTGATCCCCACCGATAATCAACGGACATCTGAATCAGCTTCTGTCCACCTGGTATTCTCACACCTGACCACTTAGCAGCTCGATCGATCATACCTTTTGGGGGCATACTAGTGATAGCATTCTCTGGAGGAGTCTCTTTTGGTGGTTTGACTTCTTCCACCGTAACGCTCTTTGAAACTTTCTTAGAAGGCATTATGACCGTTCCTTAAGTTGAATATTGTTCTCTTATTAAGATCGGACCAATAGATTATTACTGTTGTTTCTTTATTTCCAGAAGGGATTGTTATCACGCTTACTGAACTTCTTATGATGATCGATCCGAGTCTGGATTCCTTCTTCCATCTTCACTGCCTTGTCCCTTTGATGAACAGTCGGAAGGTCATATGCGATCTTCTTCTTAGCTCGGCGAGCGGCCCACGCACCTAATGCTAGAGCGAAAACTGTATCGTCATGAAAGCCCGATGCGGCTTCTCTCTTAACCTTTCCTGATGGATACCGTTTCTCAACAAAGTTCTTTAATTCCTGTAATAACGTTCTATCCTTAGGAATCGCTATCCTGTTATGATCAAACATGGACTGAAGGTTCTGGAGGAGGTCTTCTCTTGAAGATTGTGTGAAGTTAAATCCATACACTACTAATCCTGCTTGTTTAAGCATTGAGAGGAACGGACCTCCGACTCCAGTACTGTCTACTATGATAGCCGCATTCTTGTATTCAACTGATATCTCTTTGATGTAACTTACAATCTTAGTATACTCGTAATGCTCTAGAACATACATCTCTAAACATGGATAAGTCTTATCACTCAGTTCCATATCCAGGATAGGTTTCCTTGGAAATACTGATACCGCAGTAGCATCAACACTAGAGCCGACGTCTACCCCTAAGATGTATTCAGATCTTTTCCCGAGCAGTTTTTGAAAGCCGATCTGATTATACTTCTCATACAATTCGGTTGCTGCCCTTAACTTTCTAAAGACTAAACCACCATCGTCCGTCCACCTACCCTCATATTCTCTCTGGAATACGTCTTTTGGTAACTCTTTCCTCTTCTCCTCTCTTTCCTTTTTAGCCTTAGCAGGAAGATAAGGATTGTCGTCTTGACTGAAATAGAATGAATAGTAATCAGGATTGTAGTCGATTGACTCTGGATCACCTCTCTCATACAGTTCTCTAAACCAATACGATGCTAACTTCGGAGTGCCGATTATCAGGGCTTCTCCTTGCTTATCCATCAAAGCAGGACCGATATCTTCTTGCCAAATCAATGCATTCTTTATTTGACCCGCTTCATCTATAACAACATATGTCAGTCCACGTCCAACGCTCAGTCCCTGGATATGACCGGTTACGAACTCTACACGTGCTTCCGTCGGATAATATTCAATGGTCTTAGTTGAGATGTTTACTTTCACAACGGATTCGGGTAACCTCCAGGCTCTTACATCCTTATAAACCTGGTCCCAAATCTCTCCGGTTAGTTTTGTAGTGGCAGCCAAGACCCATATGAAGTGATTACGGACCTCAGTGATACCATTATTATCAAACTGATGTCTTGCCGGGTCGGTTAGTCGTTGGAGTATTGTTTGAGCTGCTAGCGTACTCTTACCAGTTCTTCTAGCACATGTTCCTATTTTGTATCTTGCTTCAGATTGCAGGACCTGGAGCTGTTTAGGATGTGGCTTGAACTGTTGTAAGATGTTAGTCTTCATTTAGAATCCCTTCTCTAACTTCTCTACTCTCTCATTCAAATCATTTAATAGAGCAAACGTCTTCTGTAACTCTGCCATTATAATTTCATGGAGTTTCTTCTGGGATTCAATGATACCCTTTTTAAATGCCATCAGTTTCAGACTCTCAGACTCATACTTGATTGGAGATGGTTTGTCTCTAGAACCGTTCGGGTTCTCATATAAGACTTTCGGTTCGGATCCATAGATCGGCGGTTTGCTGTTATCCATTTGTGTTATCCTTTATTGTCTTACTTCCCGGGGTTTGGACACTGAGAATATTGATAAAGTTTCCGATTTCATTCTTTATATCTTTCTAAACTGTTCTGGATAAAGGTTTTAACCCGTCCGATCACCCAGTTGGCCAGAATCTAAACTTTGTATTATCCTATAGGGGAAATGTCATGTCTGATTAATACCGACTAGGGACCGTTTAATCGCGTGAGGTGATCGGACGGATTAGTTTTGCCTCATTGAAAGACCATCATTAGCATCAGATGCCGAGTCGGCAGGTCTCATTCTAACATGATCCTCGAACTGATTTGAGAACCTACCGTAGTACCCTCTTCTATAAGTGGTCCTGGATTGAGACGGAGCCGAGACATCTACCTTAGCTCTATAGTTCCTCAGGTCGGCCTTTATGTCTTCTTCTCGCGCAACATGGTTAGGAGCGTTAGCAATCCCTCCCCACTTCTCTAATACATGCAGAACAATGTTCGGCATCATGAATATATCGGATCCGGAAGCATACGTCATCCCTGCGTATCTTTCAAAGTACTCTATAGCAGCATCACAGCCAAGAAGGAGCTTAGTAGCATTGATGACTGTTCCGGTACCCTCAGGATCTATCTGAATAGCCAGGTAGTTGTTGGCTGTGGTCGATATCATGTAAGTTCTTAGATTCTCTCCGTAAACCGTCATTATCTGTCTCCCTGGTGATAGGTTCCCTTTTTAGACCTTGTCATCTCTCACATACTGCTCAGACCTCGCAAGGCGTTGTTATCCACTAATATGAGTCTTTTTTGCCATTCTTTCCTTAACTGCTTCTCTAATAATCTTATGTCTATTCGTTAATAAGAAGGGAAGATCTATATCCTCCATCAATTCAATTAATACTAATGCCATTCTAGACTCATATTGATTTAACTGTCTACTTCTATCCCTGAGCATAAAAGGATGATCTAGTATGTCCATTAATTCATCCTTTGCTGTATTAGTTGGGGAGATACTTCTTCCCGACTCTCTAATATAAATGTCCCTTAACTTATCCATCGTTTTTCTCCTGCTTCTATCTTATCCATTGTTTATCCTTTTATTATCTTTAATGCTATTCCTCTTAGAGGTTTACTGTCTGTTAATAACACAGCAAAGTCTGATTTATCTGCTATCTTGGCTAACTCTTCTATTTGAAGGATCTCAAAAGGTTTTGGCTTCCTATTATAACTTCCTGGTTTATCTGATAGTATCTGCTTAATAAACTCTATTGGTCTTAATCCAGAAGCTATCCTGGCTGATATAATCCTTTTGGCCTTTACCCTCATTCTTCTATTAAGGGATTCTATCTTATCCATTGTTTATCCTTTACCTTTACTTCTTCTTCTTCCTTCTCTTCTTAAGGTTCTTTAACCTAATCAATTCTTTCTTAGCTGCTCTTTCTCTTTCTCTCTCTATATTGGCTTCAATATCCTTGCTTCCCTTATACCTTACAACTGGCAGTACTAGATTATCGCCTTCAGATGTAATATCCAGGCTATCAGTGAACCTCCACTTAAACTTCAATCTACCAATGGATTGTATTGCTTGGAAGTTACCATTCTTGGCTTGGGCCCACATCATCTTAATAAGGCTTGCTTCATCCTTACCGAGGATCTTATTATAATATACTGCGAATTCTTCATCAAAAGCAGCGTCTTCAGGATTAACCCACTTATAAACTATTGTAGGATGTAATCCTGCTAATCTAGAGCATGCTGCTATAGTATTCTCTTTAAGGTTTGCTAGGATTATCTGTTTGACTTCATTCTGAAGCTTAAACTTAGGGTATTTGATTGGTTTATCCATTTATTCTTTCCTTTGCTGCTTCTCTAATAGCTGCTAATATTATGTTCTGGACATATTTTGGTAACTTCTTCCAAGCCTCTATGCTTATTAAGACTACAGATGTATCCTTCATTTAACATCGTTATCCTTCTTCTTTCTTAACTTCATATATTTCAAATGGAGTTCTTTGAATTCCTCTGTGGCCTTGATACTATCTCTTCTTCCCTGGTCTAGCTTCTTATTAAGGTCATCCTTATCGGTTCTTAGAATGGTATTAAGAATCTCTGCCTCCCTTAAGCGGGCTTGAAGGGTTTTGTACTCCTCTTTTTCTATTTTAGAGAGTTTGTTTTTCTTCTTATTAAACAAGATTTGGAGGAATCTTAGTATGATCATTACTATAATTGCTGCAAATTCTTCTTCCATTACTTGTCCTTCTTTTTAAAGATCCCCACTATTTCGTCGGAAAACATAATCAAACCCAGCGCGCTAATGAAAAGTAAACTTTCAAGCATGGTCTATTCCTTCTCGTTATCAAAATCTGTATAGAGACTGTCCCAATTGTATCCATTCTTCGTATCCCAGTCTAAACTTATCTTCCTAATCTCTTCTGTATCTTCCTTAGTATTCAAATTTAATTCGTCTAATAGCTCTTCTAAACGTCTATCGGCTTCCGCTGACTCGTAAAGATGGTTCAAAAGACTTACTAGGATGGAAAAATCAGAGGGATTATCCAATTCCCCTACCAATTCTAATATCTTTGCTATTAAGAGCCTATTTTGTATCATATAGTCTATCCTTTAGATGTTCATCTAAATCTATTAAATGAGAACATCCTTGTACTTCTCTAAATTTATTAAACTGGCCTATTGCGGTTGATTCAATTCTTATAACTGATTCTTCAACCTCTTTAATATCTTTATTAATAACTTCTCCCATTCTTCTCTCGATTGTATTTGGCTGATAATACTCGCAAACATTGGAATAAAAGTGTCTATTATCATTCTCAAAGGGCCCTCTTCCAATCATATAAACTTCTTTTGGCTTTAGGGCACATATAATTCCAAGCATAACAATAACTGAAGAACCACCGATAATAAAACTATCATTGATTGAAGCGGATATCTCTTTAGAGGAAGCATTAACGATCTTCTTAAACTTCCAAGCCTTAGAGAATGATTCGATATACTCAGGCGGAATAACAGTTGGTACTTCTCTATATTGGGAAAGCACCTCTTTCTCATTCGGAAACCTGGAACTAAAGTCGGTGTAAAGGCTTACAAAATTCCCTCTTAAGGACCAAATATCCGGAACAAAAGGCTTATCACACATATCGTCAATTAACTTACTTCCAATGTAAAATTGATTACAAACAATTATCTTATAATCTTCTCTATTCCTAAAAATATCCGTATGTTTTAGAAGATTAGGTCCATTAGCGCAGATAACCACTTTCTCGTTAGAGTATTCATTTTCTTTAATGAATTGATTATATGTTTGCATCATTAAAACATCTCCTCGATTCGCTCTTTTGTTATAACTTCTTCTTCAAACAGATCATTTAGATTCTTAGTTTGATGTATTAGCTTTGCTATCTCTCTAAGATCTTTATCTTTATCTGTTAAAAGGATCTCTGATTCAAAAACAACTGCTACCTTTGCCTTATCTTTAAAGAGTTTGATTAACTCTGGCTTCTTAATTCTAAAATATCCTAACTCTGCTGGAAGAACCATATAATCAAAGTACCAAAACGCCACCACATATAAAGTCTTCTCCTTCTCGAACATATAATATTCCGAGAGTTCGAAGTGTGCTTGCATTAAATTCGTTCTGGCTATCTTCATTAGTCCTCTAGGCTATTAATTCTTACTTCTGTGTATACCATTACTGCATCGGCACTGTTTTCATTCATTATACTGACATAAACTTGGGTGTCCACCTCTGGTTTAAAGAGGCAATTATTTGCATCAAGTCCGCAATGATTGGCACTTGTATAGAGAGTACAAACATTAAGGGATCGACCACCTATCTTAGCTGATGTATCATTCCGATAATATCCGAAGTAACAAAAAGATGCCGTTCCTGGGGAATCTCCCCTTATCCAGGATGATGCCTGTATCTTATATCGGACCCCACCTTTTAAAGTGATTAGGTTTGAGCCCTGGGTTAAATTTCCGGCCTCAGAGCCTGTTAAAACTAATTTATCTCCATCGGATATTCCGGTTTGTGTTCCTGTTGTAACTGTATAATACCAGTATCCTTTTCTATTTCCTCTATCGGAGATTGTTTTAATAATCGCTCCAAACTGATCTTTATAAATTCTTGTCGTCGCCGGGGTCCCATCAGTTAACCTTAAAGAGACTGCCGTATTAACTGTGGGAGAAAAGTTTGCTCCTCCATTAGGTTTTGATGAATACCTGGAGGTGTTACCTGTTCCTTTGATAAAGAGTCCGAGATCAATTGAGGCATCAGTATCATCTCTATACCATCGTAATGAGCTACCATCGTTTGTTCCGGTTAAATCCACCCCAGCCACAGCCTCCATCAGATACGAGTTCCCACCTTTTAAAATAATCCCATTGGATAAAACGGTTAAATTTCCTTTTGTACTCTCAATATCAACTTTACCATTGGCAATGGGGGATCCTGTTTGATCCGCAGACATTGTGAAGTATCCCCAATAATATCCTGGGATATCGTCAGGAATGCTGTAAATTAATAAGCTTGTATCATGGTTTACCGTTGAATTGAAAAGTCTTGCAGAAGTTTCGACCTCAAGTGCCCTAATAGAAATATTAGTGTCCACTTCTGGAGAAAAACAGCACCAAACATAAGGTTGGGAACATTGTGTTGAAGTTGCCGTTGTGGGAAGATATTTTCCTATCTTTCCAATATAAGCGCCGGTTGTGTTATTATAGACCTGCATGTAAGCATAATCTGCTGTATCGCTAAAAGATCCAATGAAAGCTGCAAATCTAATCATATATGTGTAACCACCCGGAAGGGTGACGTAATTGTCTGTGGTTGTTCCTGTGTTGTAATCTAAATTAGTATCTGTACCAGTTGCGGTTATATTCCAGATATCATTAGTGGTAAGAGGGTTATTATCATCCCCTCCAGCAAAGAATCCATATAACTGTTTTCTATATCCCATTTAGATCTCCTCTTTAGGAACAATTACGTGATGATCAAATCTTGGAGAGTAAATTTCCACGTCTGCTAAAGTCTTCAACTCTCTACAAACATCTCCTGATTTAGCATCTTTCCATAACTTCTCAACGACTGCTCCATTATCCTCTACTGCTTTATCAATCTCTACAGTTCCCCAATTCTTAAGAACCTCTACTAACAATTCTAAGGCTGTAATCCTATTGGCTTCTCTACCTGCAGTTACAGACATAGAGGTAGGTTTGATATCCATATTAATACTGGTTATAGCAGTATTTTTATCATATTTTGCTGAGTATAGTCCCATTTTGATTCTCCTTAGAATAGTCCCCAAACGGAACCGTCGAAGTGGTAAAAGTTTGAAGCATAAGGACTTAGGGTCATATTAACTGCTCCATCAATATTATGACTACCAGAAACTGTTAAAGCGGTCCCAGTGTCCCTATTCTTAATCATTATTAAGCGGTTCGTGCCTGGAGAAGATGGAAGATTGATTTGATCATTAACAATTGTGCTATAGAAAACGGTTCCTTTATCAATTGTATACCCAGAAGCGGTTGCGTCTGTATGGTCTGGATAGATCTCAAATACCTTTAATTCAGATTCCCCAGTATCAAGGTTGACGGTGACCCCAGATGTTGCTGGAAAGAGTGCTAGACCCGTTTCTCCCCAATAGGCTGTTCCGCCTGCTCCTACGCCGGTCGCTCCGATGGCACCTACAGCACCAGCAATTCCGATAATTCCGGTTTCTCCAACTGCTCCGGCAGATCCTGCAACACCTTGCAAACCGGTCACTCCTTCTCCAGTTTCTCCGATAATTCCGGTTTCTCCAACTGCTCCGGCAGATCCTGCAACACCTTGTAAACCTGTTTCTCCGGCTCCTGTTATGCCTGTTTCTCCGGTCGATCCAGCAACACCTTGCAAACCGGTCACTCCAAGGCCCTGGATACCGGTTTCTCCGTCTATTCCAGAAAGGCCGGTTGCCCCAATTAATCCTGTTGCTCCTCCTCCAGACCCGCCTCCTCCAACTGCAAAAACTTTCATATTGACTCCTTTATCCGTTGAATTTGACGTTATTTTGGCCGAATGAGAATTGTATTCCGCCCCCACTTGCTGTTACTGCAGTTGCTTGCGATCTAATTGCAATACAATGATTCTGAGGTTCATTATCAAACCGATACATGAATAACGCTGGTGTCGATGAATCAGATTTATAAAGATCCTGATAAAGAAGTGGGGGTGTCCCAGCAGCATTATCCAAAGTTGCTTTAGATTCTGCTAATATAACCACATCGGTCTTATCAACTAATGATGCTCCAGAAGTAGTTGCTGACGGATTCTTACAGGAATAGGCATCTGCTCCTACAAAAACGGTCAGTATCTCATTATTTCCATGTAATTTAAAAACAGCAGGATCTGCAGTAGAGGCAGGAAGAACTATTCTTCCGACTTTCGCTGTGTAGTCTTTTGATTCGTATACTGGCATTGTTTATCTCCTTAATGTGCGCACATGATATATCATTAGTTGGGAAAGAATTATAGAATATTATACCGCTATTGAAAAAGCCATGATGGGGATTTTCATCATGGCTTTTTCAATTGTTCATATCAGTTTCTTATGTTAAGGCTGCTGTATAAGTGGTTACGCCATCTGCGGTTCCAGCAAGGAAAAGGGCTCCACCAGAAACGAAGAACATTGCTTGCCCTGAGACTGTTAAAGTGGGTACTGCGGCTCCAACTGTGGTGATAGCAAAAGTTGCGGCATTAAGATGTCCGGCTACAGTAACGTCATCTGCTGCTGTAGATGTGCTTAATGTGGTTCCTGTGCGATCCCAATAGGAAAGTGCATCAGTATCAAAGTTTGAAAGGCTTGGATCAAAGACCATTGCGCAAGTGGTTGCGGCTATACTTGACTGATTTTGAAGTATCCATCCAATTTGTGGGCAGTTATTAACTTGAGTTGTGGTGCAATCTTCAATATTATCGGTGGCTCCAAGATAAACTGGATCACCTTCTGTTGCTTGGGCTGCACCGGTAATTGAAACGCCATCAAGAATAACTTTAGATCTCAAAGTCATTACTGTTAAAGCGGCATTTTCTCCGGCTGAGTTATCTTTTGCCTGTAAGGCGATCCCATAAACTCGAGCGTCAGCTGCTTGAGAAGCATTAGGAATTGCATACCCGTATGCGTCTGCAACCACAATGGACCCTTCATAGATGGTTGCGGCTGAAGCGACAGAAGGGTAGTATTTGTCTGCTGAGCCTGGGACTCCACTGTCGAATCGGGCGCTTCCGCAAGGGTACATTGTATAAGTTGTGTTTGCTGCTAGAGCGGCCATTAGTCTGTTCTCCTGTTTTAGGAGGTCTCATCCTCTTAAATGGAGGGTAGACCCAATGTATTAAACTACTAAAAAGGGAAGACCAATAGAATATTACAGTTACTAACAAGCGCTCTCAAATTTGTAGGATTCAATGGGTTTGGCAGGATATTAATGAATACCTCATCATTTATTATACTCTACTTCAACTTCCGAAATAACTCAGATAAAGTCTTTTGATCATAATCTGGAGCCATTTTAGCAAACTCAGCATAATCATTTCTTCTTGCCGCTTTTCTCATCTTGGTTGCGCTAACTCCATCTCTAGGAACTATTTGAAGACTAATATTAAGATCTTTAAACTCACCCATTCGATCATCTCCACAAAGAAGTTTTGGATTTTTATAACCCTTCTCGAAAAGGTAGTTTAGTGCTTGATATACAGTCTTTATCTCTTTATCTTCACATATATTGAGATTTGGGTTGATCTTCTTGATTAAGTCCAGTTTCTCATTATAATGGAGAGGATTTTTTTCGTAGTCATGGGTCTGGCTTGTGAACAAGATATGATTATCCGAGTCCTCTAGGGTTTTGAATAGCTTTGCATGTGCCCTTTGGGGAGGATTGAATCTTCCAAAACAGAACAGGACGTCATATAACTTAAACTTGCTATTATTAAGATTGTGAGTCGAGAAAGAGAACCTGTCTACTAATTTGGCTGGCTTATTCTGGTATGAGCAAACAAATCCTTCAGAAAAGCTAGCATCTAAAGGTAACTTCTGATCTTCTAAACCATCCATCATCTCATACTTGGTTTCTTGAACTTTCTTATAAAGAGCAAAGGCATTTATGATATATTGACGGGATTTAGAGAATGATTTGACTTTTTTTGGTTCCTTCTCTCTAATAAACTTCATGAAATCATTAACTGAAGCATCGTACTCTAATTTACGAACCTTTGAATTGAAATACTTTAGAGCTAATCGATTTATGTTATTGATATCAGATGATTTAAGTCTCTTAGAAAGGGATTCTAGGATGTTAATCTCTTGAGAAGGACAGGATTTGGCAAAGGTTTCAGATTGGATTCTCGGATCAAACGAATAGATCTTCTTAGATTCGAACTTTGGAACCTTCTGATAAACTATTTCCCCTTCTTCAATCTTAGAATGAAAAACTACTCCGACGTTACTTTCTTCTATCCTAGCATATGTTTCTGATTCCGGTTTACTAGAGTATTGGACCATGTTTGGAGAAAAGGAAACTTCTGTGGAATCCTTATACAAATCATCCTTAGCATATAGGAAATCCCCCATCCATACATCTTCTAGATCTTCTGGCAGGTTCTCCCAAAGGGTTTTCAATTTAGATCTCACAATAGGATTCCGGATCTCTTCAAAGTCGGATTCTTTGGAGTATATCCTGGGTTCTTTGTTGAAATAGCTTTTTGTGCTGACAAATCCCGGTCCAATAATACAAGCAGGAGCGCCATCCACCTTATGGCTGACTTCTAAAGGATTCATTAAAAGGTCCTTTAGAGTCTGTCTATCCGTGAAAACTAACTCTTCGATATGCATTAAGTGAGCATTTGCCATTATCTGTTTCCTAAATGATTGTTATGGATGATTACAACTTTACTCATTGACCGGCGGGAATCCAGTATACTTTAACCGTAACATATCATAATATTTTCCGGCTTCTATCTCTGACTTAAAAGATTTCTGGATATAGATCCCTTTTTCCTTACATCTAAAGTGAATTTTCCAAGAGGAACCCCTTTTGTTCCAGGTCACACCCCGCAGAGAAGAGGAACATGGCTTCCCATGATACGATTTATACTTCTTCCCATTGTGTCCATTCAATGAATGAGATAATAATCTCAGGTTCTCTCTTTGGTTGTTAGAGGAATCCTGGTCTATATGATCTACAAATATTTGGGATACCAATTCTTCTCCCATCCGTATCATAACCCAATTTGAAATATCCTTAGGAGTTTCTGAGGTTCCTCTTATTGAATAATAAAGTCTCTTTAATTTCCGATTATAAGAAAGGCAGAAATCATTGTTATTCTCTTTTATAAAATCCCAATCTATCTTTGAGAAGTACGATTTGTAGCTCTTTCTTCTGGTGGTTCCCTTTCTAATCACGGTTAATCTGATGTAATAACCTTTTTCATCCGTTTCATAATATCTCTTATTGAGAGCTGGATAAGGATCGATTCCTAACTCATTTCTTCTAATTGCAACGGATCCAGATCCAATCTTAAATTGATTTGCTATCTCCCAATCTGGTTTAGTTCCGACTAGCTTACAAATCTTATCATGTTTCTTTTGAGAGATATGTTTCTTATGTCCTTTTATTCCAAGCTTATGTCTTAAATGACAAACATTGAATCGGTTCATCTCAGGAAACCTCTTAATAAGTTTATCAGATACCTGCTTATCAGATGATTTTCCTAGTAAAGGAATTGCTGCTTTTCTAGCTTCCTGAGTTATTGTTCTGTGGTAATATGCCTTAATTCCTAATAAACATCTCAGATTCCGAGCTAAAGTAACTGATATTCCTATTCGATCCCCAGCATTCTTATCTGACTCCATTCCCAAAAAAGGAATAATCAAATCCAGTTCTTTTGGTGTGTATTGTCGTGGTTTCCTATTTCCCATCTTAATAATCCTCCTTTTTTACGAAGAAGATATTAATAGATTACTACAATACTTTTATTCTGATAAAAGGGAACGGACTAAGATTAGTGCTCTTTCTAGATTCTGCTTCAATTCTCTGAGACGTTCTCTTGTAGGGATCTTGTGATCTAGACCTACAAAAGGACTGGTATGAATCCGATTATAAGACCCGGATTCGATTCCGGCTCTAATTTGGTCTTTTAGAGCATTTCTTTCTTCTTCTGGTAAAATACCCGGAATTTTCTTAATCCTCTTCTTAGATTCTATTTTTGATATTGATTTGCTAGGTTTTTTATCCTGATAGGAAGGATCCTCTGACATTAATTCCCATAAATCCGGATATTGCTTCTTAAGTTCCTTTTCTGGTAGGCGTTCCATTATGATGTCTTCTAAGAGAGGAATCCTGGCCTGCTCGGTAATATGACCTGATTTGATTCGTTCCCAAAAACCATTAGAGAACTCTGGATCCAGTTTGGTTGCTGATCTAAGAAGTCGCTTGTGGTAATCCATGCTATGATATACCGACTACGGTCCAGAATCCTCCCCCGCCCTTTTTCGGGATTCGTTGCCGGACTTCTCCCCCGCCCTTTTTCGGGATTCGTTGCCGGACTTCTCCCCCGCCCTTTTTCGGGATTCGTTGCCGGACTTCTCCCATGACTTTTGATACCGTACTAGATTCTGCATGCTCACATGTGATTTTCGAGGTGTTCCTGTGATTTTCCGCCTAATCCATGTCTATTGGTCAGAATCCTGGTTATAAGTCCACATGCTCACATTTGCATGGGGGTAGAGGAATGGGGATCTAGAGAATCTCAGACTAATTTAGGAACTGTTCCGGTTTTTTGAATGCTCACGTTTAATTCGACTTCAAAACCATACCCCCGAGATAATCCGCGTTTAGAGTAATATATTAATATATTAATCTATATTCTCTCTTTAGTGGTAGGATAAGTGAGCATGTATGCCCACTCATATTGAAGCATAGTTTAGATCCCGAACAGGACCGAACAGGACCACCCACATTTCAAAATTCCGATTTTCGTAATATAAGAACGGTTATGATTTCCTAGGAAAGGAGATCGTATTCCTCCTCTCTGCTAAGTTCGAGAACCATATTGGATAGGTTCTTTTTCCAATCTACTTGAACAGAGGTAAAGGACGACCTAAATGGAGCGCCTTTAGAATGGGTTTTCTTTAGCCGAGAGGCTTCTATTTCCCGAGTAATTTTATTAATAGCAGCTTCGATCGGTAGACCATCTAAAGGAATGGTACAAATGGGTTTTGCGGTCCTCCAATATTGTTCATCCTCATTTGGAATCAACTTTGTGATTTTCCTTCTCGATCTCGCTGCTGTTAAGGCAGATTTCTCCGATACTGAGTTAATAAAGGAAAACCTGGTTTCCTTTGCATGATTTCCCTTTGCTGCAAACATTACTAATTTCGACATTTTGCGTATCCTTAAAAAGTTTAATAAAAGGGATTTAAAATTATTTTTGTGTAAGTCTATGGATAGGATCGAAGTATAATCCATATAGGCAATAAAGAAGCCGGCAGGTTTAAAAAAACCAGCCATCAAAAATAAGTTTAGTTTGTAGTGTCTTTGGGTTCCTTTCCAGTTAAATGTTTTCTTACAATGCTTTTACCGGAAAAATCCCAGGGAAAAACAAATTAGACTTATTTTTGTGCTTTTCTTTTAAAAAGGACTTTTTTCTAATTTAGTCCGTATAATCTAGTATTATTAGAGATTAGTGGGCACCGCTGCCACAACAAGATATTATCCAGGGAACCGATCAAAAAGTAGGAATGGCCATTTAGCGGTGCCCCATTCTGAAAGATCGGTTCCCTGGTCCAATTTTTTATGGAGCACCGCTTATGCCAGACTCATATCCCAAACTCTTTGAAGACGACCCTATTGAAGAAACTGATGACGATTCTGAATATCTCAGATTACAGTCCTTATCCATCAAGGACGTCCTAACCGAAGCAAAGATCTTTTTTAAAGACTACCATAATAAGGAAAAGGCAATCAATCCGGATATGGCAAAACTCCCAAAATGGATTCAATCCATTTTCCATATAGGGATCTACCCATATAGGGATTTAAGAAGAATCCATAGTTTAATGTGGATTAATGTGATTTACGCGAGATTAGCGCAAATTGCGGCGGCATATCATATTAAAATAGAGCTACCAGATGGGTCCCTCAAACCATTATCCTATTTTTCCTTTGTAATTGCCGAATCGGGTAAAGGAAAGGATCGGGCTATGAAAAAACTTATAGAGTGGGCAAAAGTTGAAATATCCAATAAGTTCTTCAAAGAACGGTTCAATTTAATTCAGAATGATCAAAGAATAGATCTTTTGGCTTTAAAGAACTTATCCGATGCCGACCAATTAAAAATGCTTGATGTTCTTCCTGAGCTTGTTATCCCAAAATGGTCTGTTGGATCTTTTTCACTTTCAACAGCGCAGGGGTATAGGGATCATTTAATCAATACTAATCTTCTTGGATTCGGGGGTTTATTCATTGAAGCAACAGAATTTGGAGAAGCGTATAAGTCAAGGAACTCCGCATCCACCCTCGTTATATTCGAAATGCTACCAGCCTTATATGATGGATCTTTCCAAATAGGAGCACTAGTCAAGAACAAAGAAAGGAAAGATGCCCTTTCTTTCCTTCCAGAATCTGGCCTATCTGCAAACTGTATTCTCTTTGCTCACACTTCTTCCGCCCCATTAGAAGAAAATAGACTAGAGTTTCAAAATACCATAAAAGGAACTCTTGGGAGAAGATCTACTTTTTACATCCTTTCCCCAAGGATGATGGATCAATATGAGACCGACTTAGAAAAAGAACTATTTGAGGAATCTAAGGAAGCTATAGGAAGAACCGAACGAGAAGTGGCAGAGGTACTCAAACAACAAATCTTCGATCCCTTTGAGGATTATTTGGTTAAGGTCTTTTTAAAAGAACAACCAGTTAAATTCTTTAAAGAATCCAAGGAAGCATTCGTTTATTGGAACGAACTTAATATGGTTAAATCTAAGAAATTTGGAGAAGAATACCCAGGAAATGCTAGTTTCCTAAGACCAGAAATAGAAGGACGTGCTTTTAAAGCCATATCAATTGCGGCGATTAATGCTTTAATGGAGAATGCCTTATCTCTTAATAAGAATAACCATATATCCAAAAATGCCTATATGGATGCCATGTATTTGACAGAATTATCTGGTTCACATCTTCAAAAATGGTTTATTTCGCCCCAGGGGGATCAACAACCAATATGGTTACATGTATATGAATGGTTAAAGTACGAAGGGTTTCCAGAAGTATCCAAATCTGATATCTTTAGGAAGTTTTTTAATAAACAGTATTTTCCGGCTGCCAGGTTCTCTTTCACCAATTCAAATCAAAAGTCGAACTTCTTCAATACATTATGGGAAGATCTAACCTTTCATTTAGAGAAACGGGAACAACATGCTCACATTACCAAGGGAAGCAAAAAGAGCAATTACTCTTTTCAAATACTTCCCAAAGATAAAACACCAATTAAGGATACTGACAAGGTTAATATATCCATATCAACAACAGAATCTACCCATAAACTTAAGATAGTCAATAAAGGATTTAAGACCCTTAAAATTGCCTGGTCCAAAATTCCAGATCTGGTTAGACATAAGAAAGCTACTGCCTATTCCCCTTACTCATATAAAGAAGGAACAAGGCATGGGGATAATTGGATAGGTGAAACCGACCTTTTTATCTTGGATATTGATAATGATATCCCGGAATATACTTGGTTAGGAATAGAGCAAGCAGCTCGTTTTATTGAGAAATTGGGTCTTGGAGCCTGGATAATACCAACTCGAAGCCACATGAAAGGGAAGGATGGGAATGATCCAAGACCCAAATTTAGAATCTTCCTTAGGTTAAAAACCCCAATTGTAGCTGCAGAGGTTAAAAACCCAACAAAGGTGATCCAAGCCCTTTTCTTGTACTTCAAAAAAGCAGGGATCACCCAATACGATAAGTCGTGTAAGGATGCAGCAAGACATTATTTTCCGTCCCCAAATTTGAAAGGAATTAAATGCGAAGGAACCCCACTTAATTGGGAAAACATTTATGCGGATTATATCCTTAGATCAGATGACTTTGTTATGGATTACGATTCTAAAGGCACTACAACTGAAAAAGACCTGTTAAGATGGGTTCGATATTATAAGGATAATCCACCTAGTATCGGTCACCGAAATAATAGTCTTTTTAAGACTGCATGTAACGCAGCTAGACTTGGTTGGAGTCTTGATAAAATAACCCAGGAACTAAAACCAACCGCCGAATCAGTGGGAACAGAAGGAATAAACACCACTATCCTTTCTGCATATAAAAAAATTAGTCAATCCGCTTATAGTGAGTAATAATATTCCCAAGATCCTAAAACAAATTAGAAAGAGGAAAAATAATGCATAACAAAAATAAGGATTGGGAGAAATACGACCACCTATTAGGAAAAAAGATAGATCAGGACCTTGCTGATCTTATTGGGAACTGCTCTAAAGGCGCAGTTTTTAAGAGAAGAACTAATAAGGGGATTCCATCCTTCAGAAATATGAAAAGGATTGATTGGGAGAAATACGACCACCTATTAGGAAAAACGATAGATCAGGACCTTGCTGATCTTATCCATTGCACGACACATTTCGTTTCTCAGAGAAGAAAGAAATTGGGAATAGAAGCATTCGGAAAGGGATATGATTGGGAGAAATATGACCACCTATTAGGAAAAACGATAGATCAGGACCTTGCTGATCTTATGGGGATATCCAATATTTCCATTTATAATAGGAGAAAGAAATTAGGAATTAAACCCGCTAATCCAAAAATTAAGATTGATTGGGAGAAATACGACCACCTATTAGGAACCATATCGGATCAAGAACTTTCTAAAATAATTGGAGTTTATACTAGTCCTGTTTATAATCGAAGAAAGAAATTGGGAATAGAAGCATTCGGAAAGGGATATGATTGGGAGAAATACGATCGTCTATTAGGAAAAATGACAGATAATGAGGTAAGAAAAAAAGTCGGATGTTCTTTAATAACAGTTTCAAAAAGAAGATATAGGAAAGGGATTGCCTCTTTTAGAGATTATAAAAAAGAAGGAAAAAATAATGACTAATCAACGAATCAAAGTCTATACGAAAATGAATATAAGGACCGTTCATATCCCTACGCTCTATCCAGAAAAACCCGATAAATCTGATGCCTTTGGGAAAATTTACCTTCAGAAAACAAATGGGGGAAAATGCTCTACAAAAACCGCTAATCCCAAATGGGTAACTTCAAAATTAGATGTTGGAGAAGTCGTTTTCTTTGGATTCCTTTCTAGTATATTTTATCAAGGGAAAAGAAATTATAACGGTTGTTTATTAGAAGTAATTGATTCTACCAAAACCCAACCATATACTTTTCCGGATGGGACGAAATTCTCATTAATTGGATACGAATTGATAACACATACTAACGATATGAATTTCAACTATGCTCAAGCATGCCAGGATTTTCCAATCATGAGACTACATGGAGCAAACAATTGTGCCAGGTTAGTTTACGAGTGTTTAAAGAGAGGATTATAAAAATGGATCACATTCAAAAAAGGAACGATGCCGTGGCTTTGATAGGAAACGCTTTTAAGAATCTTAAACCGAGAAGCCAATTAAAGATTAAGAGTTTAATATTGAGTTTACAAAACCCTCAATCAGGATCCTATTATAAAGATCCGGTTAGAATGGCTAATAGGATTACTAAAGGTGGATACGATAGGATTCTAGGAAAATAATATCATATAGGATTCAGTAGTTGAGCCCTATATTAATATTATAAGGGCACCGGTGGGGTGCTCGGTCCAGAGGTGCTTTAGGAGATTGAGCATGATTAAGGTATCCATTCCCCATTTAATCAAATACAGATCTGGAGTCTCTTTTTTAAAGGAATTTCCCTGTACCATAAAATTTACAAATGAATATGATCTTAAAGAGAATGGCTGGATTAAAAAAATAGCAGTCGAGAAAGACGGGGATTTTTACATTGACCTATCCCAATATCATTGGGAGGCATTACAAGCGGGGTGGTCTAAATTCAAAGGGGAAAAAGAAGTATCGGATATAGATTTTATCCGATATATGCAGAAAAGTGTCGTAGCAGAATGGAATAATCACCCGAAACAATTATTTGGGAGAATGAATTTCGAAAACTCTACAATGCAAACAAGAGGTTTAATAATTCGATTACTCTTCAGATACTTCGATAGGAGCTACCCACAGAATTTTACAACGTGGAGAAACAAAAACCGGAAGCTGCTGATTGATATAGCACCACCACGTATCTTGGATAAGTTCTTGGATAAGTTCTTGGGGACAGAGGACAACTCTAAGAGGATTCCTAAAACCCTGTATCGAACCGTTTTTAAGAAGCTAAAAACTATTAATAAGGAGATATCAGTATTAAAGTATGTTGAGAACGATACAGGATTACATGCCGAGTTTGTTTCTAAAATTCCTAAAGATCTTATAGCATCTTTTTTAACAAGCGATAATTTTGAATCTAGGTCGGCTGCGAAAGCAAGAATAGCCGGAAAGAAAAAACCAGACTTAAAAAAGGTGTTTAAGGAATCGTTGAAGGACTCGCTGTTAATAGCATTTAAGGATGAGGATAATACTTCCTATTACCCAATTCAAATCGCTGCAGTAACAATAGGCAATATGAATCTTGGTATTTCAGAGCTAACGTTTAGACACCAAACCCAATCCCTTAAACAAAATCAAAAAGACTGCTTTTTTATCTCAATGAAAATCATACTTGAAGAGAAATCCAATTATAGTATGCATCATTATTATTCTCTTTCAAGGAAGAAAAAGGATGCCGATGGGTATCAAAAGGACTTTTCCAAAGAGGAAATCCAAGAGGAATTTTCTCTTCCTACATCCGTAACTCTAAACAA